TCTACTCTTGCTCAGATCAATGAGTATATGACTGGAAACCTATTACCTAAGATTGTGGTGGTGAATACTGCTGTCTCTTATGAGGATGACAGCCATAACCGCACCATCCTCAATCCATGGGAGGCGAATCGAGTTGTATTCTTGCCTGATCTGAAAATCGGAGCTATCCAACACGGCCCTATTGCAGAAGAGAATTCTTCTGAAGTGGCTAAAAAGGCAACTCTTGTAAAACAGGATTTTGTATTGGTGTCTAAATGGGCAACTCTCGATCCATTTAAAGAATGGACCAAGGGCGAGGCGAATGCTTTCCCTGTTTTGAACGATCCAACGACTCTGTTCTATTTAAGAACTGATAACGCAACCTGGGCTTAACCCAATGGGTAGGGGTTAAACCCTACCCTAAATTATTTCTCATGACGAATCTCGAAGCTTTAAAATCACGAATTGCAGGTTATCCACTCGAGGAAAATACTTATCTGGCTTCTTTGCTTGATAGAAGTATTGTTCCGGAAGATAATTATACAGGCAAGACAGAAGCTTTTGAATTGGCAACAGCTGACGTTTACATCGTTCTGGCAACTGGTGTAAATGTGACAGAAGGAGGCTATCAGCTTTCATTAACTGATAAATCCAACTTTCTAAAGGTAGCCGGTAAAATCTATGAGAAATATGGGGAGTTAAATCCACTCGCAGATAAAGTGCCTACAATTGAAGATGCTACAAATCTATGGTAATTACCCAATATCCACATACTATCAGTATTACTGCTTACTCGATGCCTGGATTCGATGATGACGGAAATCCGGTTGAGGGAAGTTCGATATTAGTTTATTCAGGTAATTGCAGGGCCGAAGTTAATGGTACCGGAGATGTAATTAGAGGCGAAGATGGATCTGAGTTGAACTTCTCTTTTAATGTCTTTTTGCCAAAGATGGGCATTGATATAGCTGCCAATTCACAAGCAGAGTTGGTGATAGGGAATAAAACCATTAAAGCAGCAATTAAACGTCAAAGCAACGGCTTGTTAAACTCACGGATATGGCTATAAAACCAAAATTTACATACAGCGATATTGAGAAGGCTTTGAATGCAGAGCTTATCAATATTGAAAAAGGTGTTATTCGGATTATGAGACGTTGTGGGGAAGATTTCGTCAATGAGGCTCGCGAGGCAATTAACATTTCAGGTGCATTCCCTAAAGGAAATTATCATGACGATACTGAGAACCTGCGAAATTCGATAGGCTTTTTTGTGATGCGTGACAACGAGGTTGTGTGTGGTGACGGTAATAGTGATGCGAGAGTTGTTCTCAGTCAGTTGGATTCTAAAGCCGGTTACACGTTGATTGGTGTTGCCGGAAGGGATTATGCTTCATACGTGGAGTCAAAAGGGTACAATGTGATTACTTCACAGCAATATGTCTGCTATGTGAATCTGGGCGTAATGCTTCAAAAGTTTACTAAGCAGTTAAGTAAAAAAGGAGTGAATATTGACTTTACAACATACTTCTGATGAGAACAAATTTCGAAGCTATTAATCAAGTTTATAAAGTAGTGAAGTCGATGAGTCTGCCGGCTTTTAAAATGATGAAAGCAGGAAGCCATGATGAGTATGTTGTAGTCAATTCTATGCCGGTAGCAGGTGATACTTTGAAACGTTGCTTCGTGAACGTCAATATTCATGTAAAGGACATTGATTATCCCGATGCTGACTCACTACCAAATACTAAGAGGCTTGAAGAGCTTAGTCTGTTATATGCATCGGCACTTGAAAAGATCGAAGATAGCCATATCTGCACTTACTATGTCAGTCAAGGCATAGAGAGGGAAGCATCCCTAAATGAACATTTCGTGAACATAAGGTTAATGTGTAATCTAATAGAAAATTAAAATGGCAAAATATTCATTCGGACTTAAAACAGTGAAGTTTGGCACCCCTACGGGGACAGCGACAATGCCAACCACACTTGAGCAATTTGCAATGACTGTTAAAGGGTCATTGAAACTATCTGAATCAGACCCTTCATTGAAGGAGTTTACGGTTGAAGAACAGTCATCTCCAGTTGAACAGGTTATTTCAGAGGATTCGAAACTGACAGTAGAGTGGCAGTGTTATGACATTTCACCGGCTATCATCAGCAAAGTGAAGGGTGGAACTGTAACAGCAGGTACCAATGATGACACCTGGGCGGCTCCGTCAAGTTCGTCTATCATCAAACTGGCATTGCAAATTGAAACGCCGGGTGGAATAAAGATTAATATTCCACGTGCATCTGTAGTAGCCCGCTTTGATGGGACAATAGGAAAAGAGGAGCTTTTAACAATGAGTGTTAAAGTGACCGCTCTTGATCCTGGTGATGGAGGTTCTCCATATTCAGTAGTAATTCCCGATTAATTAATTCATGAACAGGTTGCGTAATGCAACCTGTTCTTTTAAAACCTATCCCAATGTCACATATGATGTTTTTACTAAAACTATTTGATTTTAGTCAATTTAAAGTACAGGCGGCAGCATTTTATGCCGGTCTGTTTTCAATGATACTTACTGATCTTACTAAGTTTTCAGAAACATGGTTAGGAATATCAGTATCACTATTTCTTGTTTTGTTTCTGGTGATGATTACTGATTACATAACCGGCCTGCGAGCTTCCAAAAAGGAAGGGCAGAAGTTTATATCAAAAAAAGGTCTAGGCTGGGTGTTTAAGTTTGGTAGTTATCTGGTTTTTCTGATGGTAAGTTTCTCTTTGCGAAAAGAACTGCTTGAATATGGCTTTGATTGGTTGGAGACTCCATTTAAACTTATTCATTTCTACATATTGATTCACATATTCTATTGGGAGTTGAAGTCTGTTGATGAGAATTTTGAAAGACTCAATTACTCTATTCGCATTCTGAAAATTACCGATGATATCTATGATATGTTTAAAGGGCTTGTGAAACGTAAAATAGATGCAGAATGAGAGATATAGGGATGATTATTATTCACTGTTCCGCTACTCCTATAGGGAGAGCGGTAACAGTAGGAGAGATCGATAAGTGGCACCGCGAACGAGGTTTCGCATGTATTGGTTATCACTATGTGATCGGGTTGGATGGGAAAGTTGAAAAAGGCCGCGATGAGAACCAGATAGGTGCACATTGTGAAGGATTTAATAGTAATAGCATTGGGATTTGTTATGTGGGAGGTACAGATACCAAAGGTAAACCGATGGATACACGCACCCCTGAACAGATTGTGTCATTACACCGTCTTGTTAAAGATCTTAAGGTGAAGTATCCTAAAGTGACAATTCACGGCCATAATGAATTCACAAAAAAAGCATGTCCCTGTTTTGATGTAAGAAAGGAATTTAAATGAAAGAGAATTTAGAACAAAGTGCAGGTCAAGCTTTGCTCAATGAGGGGGTGAAGTTTGGGATTAAAGTATGGGGCAAAGAACGGCTATTTATCATAAAGCCGCTAAAGTTGGGAACTATCATTGCGATTTCAAAAGAGTCATCTGCATTGTGTACTGTCAATGGTGATATTGAGCTTGTCCCTGCTCTTGTTCAGTCGTCAGATAACTTGAAAGCATTGGCGAAAGTGGTGGCATTGGCATGTCTGAACACACGTTTTAAAAACAAGTTTTCGGGTTTGTTAGCCAATTGGCTGATGTACAAGTTAACCACAAAAGAGCTGTATCAGCTCTCCATCATAGTAGTAAAGCAGATTGATGTGGAGGATTTTTTTTTCACTATTCGCTTGATAGGAGGAGTAAATCTACTCAAAAGCAAGACAGAGCCAAAGGAGGAAAAACAATCTGGGGAACCATTGCAGGAGTAGCGAAGTCATTTAACTACTCTTTTGATTACATACTATGGGGTGTATCATGGCAAAACCTTCAGTTGATGATGCATGATTTACCTTGGTATGAATACGACTCGGAAGAAAAGGAAATTGAGGTGAAACCTGAAGATGAAATAAACATCTTGAAGAAATACGCTGTAAAGAATGGCTAATTTATATTTTGAAGCAACACTTGACGCAGATCAGCTTAAGCGAGAATTAAGGGATCTCAATACACGATTGGCAAATTTCACAAAAACCACTCAGCAACAAGGGGCTGAGATGGAAGGTACATTTAAGCGATTAGGTCAGGCTGCGACAGCGTATTTTACCCTTGCTAGTGCCAAAGGGTTTATTGATCAGGTAATTCAAATTAGGGGTGAGTTTCAACAATTAGACATTGCACTCACTACCATGCTAAGAAATAAGGCCACGAGCGATAAGGTGATGGCCGAAATAGTTCAACTGGCAGCTAAGACACCTTTTACACTCACCGAACTAGGACAAGGGGCCAAACAACTTATTGCATTTAAAACACCAGCAGATCAGGTTGCCACAACACTTAGGCGTATTGGTGATATTGCCGCCGGGGTGTCGGTGCCGGTTGGTGATTTGGTGTCTGCTTATGGAAAGGTATCGGCTAAAGGCAAAATGCAAGCAGAGGAGTTGAATCAGTTTGCTGAGCGAGGAGTTCCCATTATCTCCGAATTAGCAAAGGTTATTGGTACTACCGATGACAAAATTTACAAGATGGCCGAAGATGGCAAGATCGGATTTGCCGAGTTGCAACAAGCCATCGTTAACATGTCAAGCGAGGGAGGTCAGTTCTTTAACCTGATGGAGAAACAAGCGGGATCGTTGACAGGCCTCATGTCGAATATGGGTGATGCCTGGGATAGAATGCGGAATGATATTGGTCAAAACAATGAAGGAGTATTGGCCGATGGAATAAAAGGGATAACAAGCCTCATTGATAACTATAAAGAGGTATTGAAAGTTCTTGGAGTTATAGTTTCTACTTATGGGGCGTACCGGGCCGCAATTGTAATGGTTAATATGGCTCAGAAGGCTGAAGCCGTAATAGGAGCTGTACAAGCATGGTTAAGCCTTGCCAAAGGAATTAAAACTGCCAAAGATGCTCAAATTGCATTTAGTTTGGCCACAACCGCTAATCCTTGGGGGATTGCCGCCGCCGGTGTTGCCGCATTAGTGTCAGCATTTATTCTCTTTAAAAAGGAAGCAAAGGACACAAATGAAGAAATGTCTGAATCAACGAAGAAGTTTGCAGATGAATCAAATGCTGTTGAGTCATTGTTCAAGCAACTTGAAAAGACAAATGCTGGATCCAAAGAACGTTCTCAACTGATCACTGAAATTAATTCTAAGTATGGCACTCACTTGCAGAATATAAGTGACGAAAAGAAGTTTCTGGAACAAATAGACACGGTGCGGGGAGAGATCATAAAGAAGATGAAAGAAGAAATGATCTTAGCCGGACAAAAAGAAAGAATCACAAAAGCACTTGTTGGTCAGGGGGCAATGCAGGGATTAGCTGAAATGACCCAGGCAACAATTGATAAGCGTACAATGGAGGGGGCAAGTGCTCAAGAACTTCAAATGTTAAATGAGCGTCTTGAGTCACAAAAAAAAGCAGTTGAAAATTATAACTCTGAGATAGATAAAATAATGTCAGAGTCAAAGGAGCAGTTGGATGCGTTGAGTCCTGAAGCCGGCAATGGTGGAGAAGGAACTACCTTTAATGAAACTGAATTTCGAAAACAATTATCAGAGCAAAAGAAAGCATATGAAGAGTATGGAGAAACATTAAAGGCTGCTAAACCAGAAGATGTTGATGCTGTCGAAACCTACTATTCGGCATTGATTGCAAAAGGAGATAACTATCAGCAATATTTAGAGAATCAGTTAAAAGCGTACAAAGGAAATATTCAAGCAACAGTGGCTATTTATAATGCTGCAGCAAGTGCTAATGTTGATTTGAATGGTAATATGGGTAATGGAATAAAGGCTAAAGATGCATCTGTTACCTCAAAAGAATCAATATTTCCCAATAGTAAACAATTAGCCGATGTTACCAATCTGATGAAGCAATGGCAATTGGCAGCATTAGAGGCAAAAGCGGCAATCGATGCCGAGGCAATCCAAAATAAGAGCCAATCGAAAATCGATTTCTTTGGTAAAGTTTATGATGTTGGCTCATTGATGCAGGAAGCTGGGGATAAGTTAACCCGATCAGTAGGTGAGATGGTAACAGCTTTCTCAAATCTGGCCGGAGTATTGTCGGATGTTAATGCTACTGGCTTTCAGAAAGCAACAACAATTGTATCATTGGCAATAACAGCTGGTAAAGAGTTAAGCAATGCAATGCATGACTCTCTTACTGCCGAAGCCGATAAACAGGCTGAGATTAATGAGCAGCTTGCAGCACGTATTACCATTGAGCAGGAGATATTGCGTTTGAAGCATGAACAAGCTGAAGCTGATTTAAACCAAAGCGCGTTTATAGATCCAACGTCAATGGATCAATATCAGCTTCAGGTTGATAAAATGAAGGATGCCAACAATGCGCTTAATAATTCAGTAGGAGCTTTGTTTGGGAATGCTGTGTTTACGGCACACGGATCGGCAAAACGTAAATTGTTTGGCACCAAGGAAGGTGACTACTCTTTTACTATGGCGGATATTTTAGGAAAGAATGCACCACAATTATTGGGAGGTGAGGGTATTGATGATGCATTATTCGGAACTGGTTTTATTGATGTATTTAACAATACAAAAGGCGATTTATTTAAAACATTCGCACAAGTTACCGACCCATTAGGTTTGTTCACTGGTAAAGCAGATGCCAAAGCTGCAAATAACGCTTTAGGAAAACTTGGGCAAGCCTTTGATGATACATTAAAGGCAATGGGCAAGACCTCGGCCGATGTGGCATCCATGTCCGCTTCTGAATGGGTTGATTTTTACAGCCTGATGGAAAAAGGAGGCTATGTTACCGATGAAGGAACTAAAAAGCTGATAGCAAATGTCAAAGCGTCGGCCGAAGAGTACAAGGCGGCAATGGAGGAAATGAAAAAGATTATTTCGGATGTGGCCGGAAATCTTGGAGACTCATTAAGTGAAAGCCTTGTTACTGCCTTTGAAAACGGTACCGATGCAGCCGAAGCTTTCAAAGGGTCGGTTAACGACATCTTGAATTCTCTTTTCATGTCGGAATTACAAAGTAGATTCTTTAAGGGGTACTTTGATTCATTGCAAGCCGATATGGACGCGTCGATGAAGCAGGGAGGTGATGGAGAGTGGTCTGATGACTTGCAAAAATTCTTTACGAATATCACACCTGCTATCGGGACTGCCTCAGATATGATGAAAAAATATGATGAACAGATGGAGGCTATTGGTTATAAGGGATTCAATAACGAAAAAACAACATCGAGCAATGGCAGTTTGACTGGTGCAGTTAAAGGAGTTTCGGAAGAGACAGCATCTGTCATATCGGGTCAAATGAATGCCATACGCATCAATCAGGCCGAGAGTGTTAAAATGATGAACCAACAGGTAGCTTACATGGGCGAAATAGCGGCCAATACAAGATACTTGCAAAGCATAGATACAAGGTTGTCGAGAATGGAAACAGTATCGGATCCACTAAGAGCTAAAGGATTATGATTTATTATATAGACGGGCATAATTTTAAGGAATACGGCATTTATGTTGCCGGATCGAATGGGGTCATTGACGGGCTAAGTTTAAAAGAGCCTGAAAAATATGACTGGCCGGATTATCACGGTGAACAGGTTGACCTGAGTGCCAAAAGGTACAAGAGCCGCGAAATAACACTTGACTGCTGGATGTTGGTGAGCAGCAATACCGACATGATACAAAAGGCCAACAGCTTTTTTATCCAGTTAAGCAAGCCGGGTACCCGAAGGCTGATGATAGATACCGGCGAAGGTAAACCACTGGTTTATGAAGTCTACTGGCTAGAGGGCATTAAGATTGATAAGAAATGGAGAGCCGGTGAAAATATAGGGACGTTTGCTTTAAAGTTGGTTGAACCTGATCCAGTTAAGAAGGTGCTTAAATGGCGTGGGGCAGGTACAGTTTCAATAACAGTTAACACTCCCAAGTCGCTTACGTTTTTTTGGGGCGATGGCTCGCAGACGTTAAATGTGATAGGGTCCAAAACAATCACGCACACATATTCTAATAATTCTATCTATTACATTGTGATAGCCGGTGTAATAGACGAAATAGTATCAATTACTACAACCGCAGAAACAGAATGGAGCATTATATAGTAACACGGGCGAACGGGACAACATATAGCCTTTCAGACAAGGGTATCAATATTGCATCAGCCGAACAAAAGAAGGTTGTAATGGGACAGGACATTGTAACCATGACGGTGGAAAGCGTGGGGTACATTGATTTTGTAATTGGGGATTCGATTGTTGTTTTTGGCGAGAAGTACACGCTTAATGCATTGGGTCAGCCGGAGCGGATTGCTGAAAATCATTTCAGATATTCATTGACCTGGGAAGGCGTAAAGTACGAATTGACCAAGGTTATTTATCGCAATGCCGATGCGTTAGGCTTCAACCCGTCCGGTGAATTTTCATTGACAGGCAAGGTTGAGAATTTTTTACAGGTGCTTAAATACAACCTCGACCGTACATTTGGGGTTGATGAGTGGTCGATAGGGGATTTGCCGGAAACAGAAGCAAAGACACTATCGTTTACAAACGAAAATTGCTTAAACGTACTCAATACTATCTGCACCGAATTTGATACAGAGTACGAAATAGCCGTTGTGAATGGGGTTAATGTCATTCATATTCGCAAAGCCGGTGTTTCGACATTGTTGTCGGTTGAGTATGGCAAAGGGAAAGGACTTTACAGCCTTTCCAGAAAAAATGTGGATTCGAAAAACATCATCACCCGTCTTTTTGCCGAAGGATCGGATAAAAACATTAAAGCAGGTTACCGCGACAATGCTTTAAGGCTTAGGTTGTCGGTAAATTCCGAATCGTATATAGATAGTTCAAATATCAGTCAATATGGCATCATCGAAGGGGCTAAGACTTTTGACGATGTTTACCCGCACCGTACAGGAACCATCTCTGGGTTAGGGGCTGATATATTTACGTTTGTCGATGCCTCAATGTCGTTCGATTTGAACGAACGCGATGCAGAAGGTAACACCAAATGGTTAATGTCTGGGCAAGCGGCAAAGATTCATTTCAACACCGGTAATCTGGGGGGCTATGAGTTTGAGGTGATAAGTTACGATCATGCCACGAAGACATTTAAAATCAAACAATATACAGATGAGCGCGGGTTGAAGATCCCCAATCCTGATAGTGCTGCATTTCAACTGGCAGCAGGAGATACTTATGTGCTACTTGATATTTTAATGCCCGATAGTTACATAGCAGAAGCCGAAGCCGAATTGTTGTCAAAGGCGCAGGAATATCTTGCCCAAAACAGCCAGCCACGTGTTGAATATGATTTGAGTGTGGATCCCTTTTACCTTAAAAGTACATTTGGAGATGATGGCTCGGTGCCTAATATCTTTTCGGTGGGGGATTATATCAATGTGAAAGACGATAAGATTGGGGTTGATAAGTCGGTAAGGATTAATGAATTTAAACGTAAGTTAGACAAGCCTTATGAGTATGCATTAACCTTGTCGGACGTATCGTCGCCCACAAGGATAGAAAGGCTGATAGCGGCCACCGTTGAAGCAGGTAAAGCGGTAAAGATAAACAAACTGACAGACCCCGCCCGTGCCCGCCGTAATTGGCGTGATGCCGAGGAGGTGGCAGGTATGGTGGACACCCTACGCGCCGAGGTGGCCTTAATCGGAAGTCCCGAAGGACAGTTTCAAACAGATATTTACTTCATCCCCAATTACAACGGGAATGCCAATGTTTTTAAAACGACATTAGGGTTGTTGGTGCATTCAGCTTATCCGGCCGAGAACCCAGGCACATGGGACATGGCGGCATACGAAGGGACATTAGAGGCAACTAAGGCATATTACATTTATGCGAAGTGTAGCCGAAGCAGTCAGGCGGGGGTTGTTATTGCATCGCTCACTAAAATAGGTGTAGAGGATGACACCAATTATTACCATTTCCCGATAGGAGTGTTGAGTTCGGTAAGTGACAATGCAAGGTCATTCACCTCTACCTATGGTTACACGTTAATATCGGGTAATAACATCACCACGGGTATTATTCAGAATTTGGAGAGTGGATTGGAGATTAACCTTCAAACGGGGGAAATTAAGGGGAATTTCAAGTTTACGTCGGGAGTATCGATTGAGACGGCAGTCAATACAGCTACCACCAATGCGGCGACAGCACAGTCAACGGCGAATGCTGCTCAAACGACTGCTAACAATGCGGCGACTGCGGCATCTAATGCTCAGGCGTCTGCAAATACAGCGAACTCTGCCATTGCAAACATTACATCCGACAATGTGTTGTCAGCCGCAGAGAAGCCGTCGCAGCGGAAGGAGTTTGATATAATTTGGAACGAGAAGCAAAGCATAAATAGTCAGGCAGCTGCTTTTGGTATTACAACCCAGAACAACGCTTATAATACCGCCTTTCAAAACCTTGGGACATACTTAAATGGGGGGCTGGCATGGGATAGTGAGCTATACCCGTTGTGGATTGATGATGCAAATTTATCTGTTGACACTGCTATTAGCGGCACTACCTACCGAAGTAAGTGGTCTGGTTTTTATGTTGCCAGAACGGCGTTGCTGAACGCCATTTCGGCAAAGGCTAAAACTCTGGCTGATGCGGCACAATCGACTGCTGATAATATTCAGGTAGGAGGCCGAAACTTACTAAAGAAGTCAATGACAACCCCAATATTGGTATCTGGAGGTAAAAGTGGATGGGGTGGAACGATTGCTCAACGATACACAGCCTTTAGTTTCAACGGCATGATATTAAAAAAGAGTCAGCAATACACAATATCTTTTTTAGCATGGACTTCAAATGGTAATTATCCTTTAAATATTGATCTTTATCCTGATACATTGCCGCAGATAACAAATCTTGTTACCTCAACTCCTACAAAATTCACATGGACCACCCAAAGTGAGTCGTCTGATATGGCCTCTTGTGCGTTGAGATTCTTTGTTGATTCTATTGATGTAACAAGCATGATTTACATCACCGACATCAAGATCGAGGAGGGTAATAGGGCCACCGACTGGACACCTGCACCCGAAGATGTGGATGCGGCCATTGCACTTGCTAAGGCGGCGGCCGATGAGGCGAACTACCTTAAAACAGCCCTGCAAGGCTCAACCGATGTTAATGGCGGCTTATTAGCTACCAACGTGTTGTTGATGAAGGATTCCGGAGGCGCAATAAGGGGTGGCATGTCCGGCTTGGCAAACGATAATATTGGGATGTGGACAGGCGGGACGTATGCCGAAGCGATCGCAGCGCTGGCAAAGATCATCATGCGAAAGGATGGTTCCGGACAGTTGGCAGGGGGTAAGATTCTTTTTGACGCGCTGGGCTCGCTGTTAGTTGGCGCGTTCAATATTGAGGGAGGTTCTATCATCGGATATGCAGATAACAAGGATAAGGTGAAGTTTCACACGGGGGCAATAGCATCGCTAACGGATTTATTGGGAAATGCATGGACTCAGGCCGCTTCAACATATTTTATTAATGATACAGACTTAGAATCTGTACCTGAAAATACATTGTTGTATGACTATTATCATTATTTCACTCAATGGGGTGAGTTAACAGTACCCGCCAATACATCTGTTAAGTTTAATCCTGCTGTAATAAATGTGAGTATAGATCCTGAAGGACATTATTCAGATGTTAATGTGTCCCAGTGGTATTTGGTTTATAAAAACACATTTCTAATAGGCACTTATCCGGCCAGTTCTACCAACGTTATAGTATTAGAAGCAGGAGGGACATATGATATCATCTTTAAATTAGAGGTGACATCTAAATTTGAAAATAACACATCTGAGGTAAGGGAGTTTAGTATCAATGCAGCAACAACATCACCTGGATTTATCACGTATTCAAGTGTAATAGAGAAGACAGAGATAGGAAAGGACGGGTTTTATTCTTATTGGTCGAATGCGTTGTATCTGTATTTTTCGGCAACTAACGGTTTTAAGCTAAAGGGGGCAACTGACATTCCGGGAGTATTGGCAAGTGGGAGTATAGCAAGCGGCGGCGGGCATACGAACAAGTGGGGAGCTAAGGTGGGGGCGGCTAGTGCTACCTATACGGCAACGGGGATTTACGATGTGCCTCATACTGTTGGCTCCTCAGGTTATACGGTATCTGTGCAACCAACAGTAGACGGGAACCATGCATTTGTAATATCAAAGAGCTCGACCTCATTTAGGGTTCAAATTAGAAATAATTCTGGGACGGCAGTTTCGGGGGCGTTTGATTATACCATAGTTGGGGCTAATTAGTAACAAAAAAAAGCGGGCATTAAAACCCGCTTTAACCATTAACCCAATTACAATTAATTTAATCCCTGTCGTTTTAACTCACGGTATTCAGCACCAGTTATGGGAACAAATTTAAAAGCATCGTTAAATATATCATACACAGCTGCCGTGTCTTTGGCGGCAAGAGCAGCCTTGATCCCTGCTTCGGCCTCTTTTACAACGCTGTTAGGGATATATGCGATTGTATCATGATTTGTATTGCTCACAAATATTTCAATAACACAATCTCTCATATAAATGAAGTCTGGAACAACATATGGTCTTCCAAATCCATCAAGATTAATGATGTCTGTTCCATATCTTAAAAATGCAGGATGGTTAGTTGTTATGTCCTTACCAGCAAAACCTGCTGCAACGTCATTGTTAGATAACGAGTCATTATAAAACCTCAATGTAGTGCCTTTCTGCACGATTTCAAGAGGTGTCAAATGGGCGGCGTTTGCCGATTTAAGCGTTTCGGCAGGCTTGATGAATACCATAGCGGTGGGATCGATTTCAAATTTACCCGTTGTGGTGTCATCTTTTTCACAAGATACAAGAGGTAAGGCAAATAGCAGGATTAAAAAAATGTTTTTCATAATGATATAATTTAATTGTGTAAATGTACGAATAGTTTTTGATAAAGTTATTAAAAATTAATATAAAAATGCATTTAATAAATTATAAATGACTATATTAGACGAATATATTTATATATTAATATAAATGAAAGTATAAAATTAGAGTATTAAAAATATATAAACAATAAAATATTATGGCAACTTACGACAAATTAATCTACGACATTCCTCCATATCAGGAGGGTAATGAGGCTGATTTTGAGTTTGAACTTGATGAAAATTTCCCAATTGATCAGGTGAGTGATATTACATTTCAGGTAATGAGCCTTAATAATACATCTTTGATGGCTATAAAAAAAACAGATGTAAACAGCAAGCTTACTGTAACAGGAAGGGTAGTGACAATTAAATTTTTACCTGCTGACACAATCGGTAAAGAAGGCAAGCACAAGTATGAAATTGATTTTATTAACCCGAATGGTAATCCGTTCGCAACGATAGGCGGGGCTTTCACTGTTAACGCACAAATAAATACACTTTGAACACTTTTTCAATCACTGTTAAGCCCCGTCTGAGGATTGGGATAACGGTAAGAGGCAATGATGTAATTGTGGGGATAACTCCGGCAGTTGAGAGTGTGGGGGTGCAATTTAGCACGCCTAAGCCGGTGATGACTATTACTGTCAGGCCACGTGTTCAACTGTCGCCAACGGTCAGGGTGCGCGAAAAGTTTGTTGTTGCCACTGGAGTATTAACCCCTGAGCAGACGGTCTTGCTTGAGTCTATCACCACTATTGAGCAGACGGCCAATGATGCACTATCACAATCTGAATTATTAGCCTTGGAGCTTGAAAAAATCAAACAATTAACCTACGCCGCGCTATGAGGACACTTGTAAAAGACTATTCGTTTATTGACGGTTCGCGCTCTATTGCGGTGCCTGGCAATCCGTTTGAAGCCTCCGATATTCGCCTGATTGTCAACGAGACGAAGAAGATAGTTATTACATCATCAATGCTGAAGGATAACATCATTTCAGTGGTTAACGGCGTGATTACTTACAAAAGCACTCTTGACGCGCTCTCTATTGGTGACATCCTGACCATTGAGATCGACTACGGGTATCTGGGAGCCGAAGCGATGGTCAATGATGTGGCTGTTGGTAAAGCGAAGATAGTCTCTGCCATTAATGACCGTGGAGGCGTGGCAGCAGCCAACGACAGCTTTGACCTGTTGGCCTCAGAGATAAGGGGCGCAATGATGCCAACGGTGAACGTGACCCCTATTAGTAATTACCCAAGCATGTGGCACGACCTCTTTGAGGTGATGGCAGCCAATTACGACCCTGACATGCCGTATATGTATGCCTTGCTTTTCTTCAACACGGTACCGGACGCCTACCTTGCTACGTTGTTAGATGGTCAGGCGCAGGTCACATCACCAATCGAAAGCGGCAAGCTGACGCGTTACAAGATTTTCAAGTCATCCCAAAGTAGCGGTTTTGGATGGGCTTATTCGGCTACATCATTTAACCCACATGGTATTGGCGTTGCTTTCTATAATGCTTCATTTCAGGGCATTTCATTTACCGATTGCCGATTGCAGTTTATGTTTTTCAATGAGGCATACCCTGCATTTGACATTGTTGCAACGACTTCACAGTTTCAAAACACTTACATCGCCTACTTGCAGCTCCCCCTACTTAACAGCGTGACAATTGGGGTTAATAACTGGTTTTATGGGGCGAGGGTAACAAGTTTTATTTTGCAATCAAACCAGCTAAACTTGACAATTTCAGGTGCATATACTTGGTATACATGCACCTCATTAACGCAATTCATATTACCCCAATCACTAACCAGTCTGGCAATTGCGGGAACGAGTACATGGTCAGGTTGCGCGTCATTAACGCAATTCATATTACCCCAATCACTAACCAGTCTGACAATATCAAGTGCATATACTTGGCATACATGCACCTCATTAACGCAATTCATATTACCACAATCACTAACAAGTCTGACAATTGCGGGGGTAGGTACATGGTTAGGTTGCACTTTATTAGTATTTGTGTTTATTCCAATGCCGACAGCATATTTCTCATTTACAGCGACAAGTCAATTCAACGGGTGCACATCACTTGTTAAAATTGAACTTGGTGAAAATTTCAACTGGCCAATCAACTTATATACCGCGACCGCCTTAACCCGTCAAAATATTGTTGATTTCATCTTCGCGAAGCTAAAAGATAATACAGTCCAGACAGCTAAGACAATAACTTTGTCAAGCAGGTATTCAAGCACGGGGGCTGATCCGTTGACGGCGGCTCAACTATTAGTGGCAACATCAAAAAACTGGACGGTAGCGTTCGCATAAAAAAAAGTGATATGAGTACAATAAGTAATGTTAACGGGATAAGGGTTCAGAGTGCCGCAGATGGCATGGTACTGGTCAATAGTGATGGGGATTTCGCGAAGGAGGTAGTTTTGTCGGAAAATAGCGAAGAGTGGAGTGAAGTAGTGGATGACAGAGAAGAAGAAACCACGGAGATAGTGGATAGCCCTAACACTATCAGCAAGCTTCAGGCAGTGGCTCTGTTGGTGCAGATGGGCAGGTATGAAGAACTGATGACGGAACTCGGTAAAGATACCACGGGGGTGTCAAAGATACTTTTCGATGCGGCATCGGTATTATCGCGTGACAGCAACATGGTCAATCAACTCGCCAGTGCGCTTGATATGTCGTCTGCTGATGTCGATAATTTTTTCGTGGAGGCAAATAAAATACTAATATGATGAAGAAGATAATTGCATACCTATTACTTGGTAGTATCGCCCTGTTGATGATTGGGATGCTGTCGTGCAAAGTACAACGTGAGGTCGCACGAAGCGATTTGAGTAAAATAGAGTCAAAAACAGACATTGACTTAAAAGCAGAGAGTCATACCGAAGTCAAAACATCACTCGATACCGGAAAAGTAGTCAACTCAACCACCACGACAACAGAAACCAAGTTCGGGCAATTCGTTGATCCTAAAACTGGAGAACTGATATCATTGCCGATAAGTCAGAAAACAACCGAAACGACGACTAAAACAGAGCAGCAAGGCAAGATAGATGAGTCAATATTAAGCGATCAGACGGTGAAGGCAGATGTTAATATGGATGAGTATTCTAAAACTAAATCAAAATTAGAAACTGATTTCAGAACAAAGCCGCAAACAGGGTGGCTTTGGTTGATTGGAGTCGGAGCAGTCGCAGTTGTTTTTGTTTGGGTAAAACTTAAACCTACTAATGTCTTTCAGAATATTCTCAATTTGATAAAAAAAGCGTTCACTTAAGAATGATATTTTGCTTTACCATTTTATTGAGTATTTCAAAGTTGAAATTATTCAAGTGTTTTACCATAGATTTACTAAACAATATGAAATGGCTTATAATGCACTGTATGTCATTGTGTAGTTGGTTGATTAATTCATGATTCATAATCATGAGGTCGGCGGTTCAAGCCCGCCTCTCGGTACTTGAAAATCAAAGGCTTACAAGGATAAAACCATGTAAGCCTTTTTTATTTGCATACGATTTGCATACAAATACCCTCTATTTTACTTTTTTGATTAACCCTTTCTCTTATTTTTTTGTGTGGTTACAGATTGCATTTTCAATGATGCTTGTTTTGACAATGCCCTTTTTTTATGTCGTATTTTTCGTTTTTCTTTTTATAGTCGCAAAAACGGGAAGCATAGAAGAAAAATATTTCCCTTCGTACGCGTAATGATGCGAAGAAAGTCTTCGATTTTGTCACTCCAACTTAAAAAACTGCTTAGTGTTTTCAATGCGATAAAGATGCAAGCCCTTTCTATGTGACCATGTAACCACAAACCCTAATTGTGTGAGCATATCCAAATAACGGTAAACTGTCCGCTTTGATACTGCAAGCAAGTTTGAAATTTCTTTTGTAGTGCGCCATTCTGTAAGAAACGCTATCAGCATAACACAACGTTGCACGCGTCCAATATTGGGCAATGGCTTTGTATTTTTTGCTCTTACCTGACTTCTTGTGTTATTATAGTTTATCATCCTTTTTTTATATTTCAAAAACGGGTTGTTTAATTATGAAGAATACAACCAGTACGCGCGCGCGTATTTGTTGGTGTTTTGTTGTTTGATGCTTTAGATAGTAATTGAGCATACAGCCGGGGGGTGTTGTTTTTACAGAAAACAAATAACTCTCCATAAGTAACAATACGTTTGCTGTTATCTTTTGATGAGGTTTTATTTACGGCACTAAGCTTTTGATTGTGTTCTGTATTTGTTGATTGGATTTTTTCTTTTCGGTATTCATTCCAATTATGGGTAATTAAAATATCTGCAATATCAGCCCCGTTTTCTTTTTGTTCGGGATTTGCCAGTTGTTCTAATAAGTCCGAAAAAATAAAATGAGTACCGGGCAATCGAGTTTCATAATCAGTGGCTTTTTTACGCCATTCATTAAATGTGCTGCCGTCTTTAGAGGTGTCAGGAAAAACAATCATATAACGCCCTTGTAAAACCTTCAATTTGTCAAATGAAAAGCTGCTTTTGTTGTAAACTGCCAGCCAAATAAGATTTTCAGGTGTTTCGGGCAATCCAAAATACAACGTACCGTAAATGGCTGTTTTGGGTGCTTCAACCAATGCAACGGGATTCAATGGGTACTTTCTTAAAAGGTGTTCGCCAAACAAACAAGACACTTTTAACCCGTTCGATTCGTAAGATTTCAGCCAATTGGGCAAAGGTTCGTTTCTCTCTTTGTAGTATTTGCTTATAATAGAGTGCAAAAAATCCGTGCCGGTAGTGTGATTGTTTTCGTCAAACTGTTTTACCTGAACCGCCCGAACATTGCCCATAATGTCAATAAAAGGGAATGTGATTGCTCCAGCTCTATACCCATTTACAACCGTACCCAAATAATACAATTGCACAACCTCTTTAACCTCATCCGTTGTAAAAGGATGTTTTACTCGACTAAGAAGGTTTTGTATGAAGGTGTTTTTTGCGTATCGTTCGGGGTTTAAAGTCTGTTTGAATGTTTCATAATCAAAGTAAGTGGGTTGTGATGAGGTTGGTAAATTTGTTTCTTTGGTTTTTGGCTTGCTGTTATTCAAATATTGAAATTCAGAATAATTGCCCTTTTCTTTTTCCCTTAAAGCTTTGGTGTACCCATCTAAATAAGGGTTAAGGTGGTATGAACAGTTGCTTTCGCGGTCACACCGTCCGTATTGTTCCGGTAAATAGAAGCCTGTTGCTTTATCAATGTAACGAACAAACCGCTTTTTGTTACATTCCGGGCAATAGTGTTTTTTACTGCCTGTTTCTAAAATGTATTGGTGTTGATTCATTTTTTAATACTGTTGCACTTTGCACAAGTTGCACTTTGCACAAGTTGCATTTGTTGCACAAGTTG